AATTCTGTTTGTGCTTTTAAGAAAGTTTTTAGATTATCTTTGATGTTGTCAAAGTCTAATTCGGTTACTCTTAATCTTTTATCGTTTGTTGCCATTATCTTATTCTCTCTAACATGACTGATAAGTCTACTAATTCTGTGGGTGCATTAGTTACATAAAACTCTATTGTAACATTGTAAATATTCCTATCAAAATCTGGTAATGCTCTAACTGATACTAAACGACATCTTGGTTCAAAATTTTCTATAACATCTTCTATTTTTCTTGCCAGTACAGCAGCAACCATAGGTGTCATGTTTTCAAATAATAACTCACGAACACCACCAGATATCTCTGGATGAAATGGTTTTTCAAAAGTATTTAAATTAATTAAATTTCTTAATGACCTCTTAACTGCTTGTATATCAGTTACTTTATTAACATCATTACCTACAGTTTTCTTAGTAAAGAATAAATCTAAATCAGAATATTGTCTAACATTACGACTGATATCATTTTGAGCTTGTGCATCTTTATATGCCGACATTGGAAACCCCTAGTTATTTAATTATTATTTATAACAGATTATTAAACAGGTGTCAATTTACTTTCAGTTTCTTGTTTAATTTTTTCTTTTTCTATAGCATCTAATGCTTCTTGTGCTTTCTTTTTAAGTTCCTCTGAATCTATCTCTATCTTAAATTCAGGCATACTCTCTAGTTTTTCTTTGATTGCTTCAATGGAAGGTATACTAATATTAGATGGTAATTCTATTGGAATGGTTTCTCCGTCTGCTAGTTGTAAGTTTGGAAGTAAGTCACCAACATCACCCCCTGCCTGTATTTCTGTAGCAAGAGAATCAATATCTAATCCTTTATCTTTCATTGCTGTTCCAAATTGTGATGTTATATTATTAACTTGTGTTTGATATTGTTCAAGTCCTTGTGGTGTTGAGATATCAATATCTGCCAGTCCAGCAAATTCTCCTTGCATATTTACATTGGGAACAGTAGGTAATTCTGGTATCATACTTGATAATGATGTTTGTAAATCAGCAACTTTAGATTCTACTGCTGTCTTCATAGTTGAAGCATCTGCTCCATGTTGAGCAACAAGTTGGTCCTTTAATGCTTTTGCATCAGTTGCAGTCTTATTAAATAACTCATTTGCTCCTTCTAAATTTGCTGTTGTAAAATCTGCCATTGTTCTCTCCTATGCAACAGGTGCGTTAGTATTTGTTTGTGTATCTCCAGCACTGTCAGCACCTTGTGAATGTACATGACCAGTAAGTTCGATTGCTGTACCAGAACCATTGTTTGCTGTGACTGTACTTCCACTACCACTAAACAATAATGTACCGACAGCTTCTGATTTAATATCTAGAGTTGTTGCTGCCTTAACAGTCATAGTTGTTCCAGCAGATATAGAAGTTCCTGCAACACTTGATACTGTCACATTATTACTTGCTCCTACTAATACATCATTTAAAGATACTACTGAATAACTATCTTTCGCAGTGATATCATAAGTACCACCAACACTTCTAGTTTCTTTACCACCAATAGTAATATCACAATCTTTTGCTGTACCTGTACCTGTCACTCCGATTGCACCTGACATAGCATTTGCAATATTAAATCCATGATTACCAATTATTTCTTCTTCTAAGTTTCCACCACCTGTGGCACCAATCTTAACTTGTTCGTTCTTGTGTATCTTTCTTGTGAAGTCACCACCGACCTCTAATATATAATCACCATCTATTCGTTCTCTCTTTGTACCACTACAAGTTAAATTAATATTTCCTTTAACAAATACATTGTTTGCTCCAGCAGTAAGTTCGTAATTATCTCCAAATACTTTTACAGTCTTTGTGCCATCTGCAACTATCTCCTCATAGGTACCTGACTTGTGTTGTTTGAATAATCTTTCTCCACCTGGTGTATCATCTATTTCTGTTATGTGACCTGATTCAGATTCGTGTACATGATTATAAGGATAGTTAGATGATGTATAAGGTGATGTGTCTACCTTTAATCCTTTAGGGTCAGGTTCATCAAAGGTTGATAATGTTTCTGCTTTACTTGTAGTTGATACAGTTGATAGATTTGGTTTGGTTGCAGTAGGTATCTTTTCCCATTTGTTTGCTCTACGATTCTGTAAAGATAAATGAGTTTCGGATGTTTGACCTTGTGCAAGTCTTGATACATCTGATTCTTTTATTGTATGATTAGAATGTGTAATCGTACCAGGGTACTTTCCATTTGGGTCAATGAAACCTTTGAGTGGTTCTTTCTCAACACTCTCACCTTTTTTTAATACACTCTCTGCTTTCTTTTCTACTAAATTATCTGCAGACGCAGTTTGTGGAACACCTGGTAAAGAACCTATGATTATAGGTTGCTGCTTCTCCATTGCATCACGAAAGAATCCAATTACCCATGTTCCTTCTAGTAGAAAACTAGGTGAGTTTCCCATACCTTGCAATGCAGGGTCGGTAACAGGATGCATGACATGAGCCCATGGTAAATCTTCTGATGGGATATCGTTTAAATCTTCTGTGTGGTATCCTAAACAACGGACTTGTACTCTACCAAGTTTTGCAGGGTCATTACGATTTTCTACAACACCAGTAAACCATACAAAGCCGTCAAGGCCCATAAAATAGTTTTCGTTCATAGAAACTATTTATAAATGTTATTCAGGGTTAGTACAACCTAATGTAATGCTATCTAACACCATAGATTGACTGCCATCATCCACCATAGACCGATAGTTAGACAATAACTGATGTGCTATGTTTTCACTATTTAAGTCTCCATAGATGAAACACGCCTCAAAGGACCTAAATGACATGACCTGCCAGTATTCCACATAGGCTGTGCCAAGATAAGTTAGTTCTGCTAGTAAAAGTGTATCCATGTAATTATTTATAATGTTACAGTTTTGTTAAAAGACTTTATAAGAGAAAAAAATATCCGAGAAATTTTTTTATACTAGGTGTTACGATAGTCTAGATAGATATTTCCAGCAAGAACAATTCTTTCATCTGACATTCCGACTGCAAGTGGTACTTCATGTAGAACATGGCCAGGAAAGATAACTATCTCATCTGGTCTGGGATGTATTCTCAAATCTGCTTCTGAGAAATAAAGGGGTGGGGCATTGTTTGGTACTTGTATATAATAAACCCAAGACCACAATGCAGGGCCATGGGTATGGGGTTTGGTAAAATCACTTTCGTTATAGATTGCACCCCAACAATCAAAAGTAAAAAATTTATCTAGATTTCCTTTCTGGTCTTTGACTTGTATGCTTTGTATAATACCAATTGCTTTATTTGCAACATCATTTATGATTGAATGTTGTTTGTGTAAAAAGTAATTAGTCATGTAAGCTTTTACATTTGACTTTCTTTCTTCTTCGTATTTGTGAGAGCGAATGATGTCTGACATTTGCTTGTGTAAATGTTGAAAGCCTAATGTTCTGCGTATCACTCGCTCCTTTTTTACGAATGTGTGAAATTCATCTTCGGTTTGAAGATTCTTTGATAGTTCTTTTAAAGACATTATATTCCTAGAAATTCATCATTCGTAATTTCTGTTCTTTCATTTTCTTGTTCGATTTTTCTTTGCATCATTGCTTTACATTCTACAATGTCCTTATTGATTTCTCGAACATCTTCCATTAATCTATCCAATACAAAATACAGATAGACGGCACCGACCCAAACACCGAGCACGGTTACAAATAATATAAAGTTTATCATAATATTTACCTCTTATACTTTATCTATTAATTCTCTTAATAGTTCATTATGCAGAATCGTAATTATCATCTCTGCTAATTCTTCGAATAGGTTTTCATTTTTCATTTCGTTTACGCTCGCTAATTTTTAGTGGTATGTTTCTGCGACAGGTTTATCGGATAATATCATTCTACAATACCATTCATTAAACCATGGATTATTTTCTAATAACTTCGCAACATCCTCTCCTTTGATTCGACCCATGTCAATCACATAAGAAAGTATCTGCCACTTCTGTTCACGCATCTCTGGGTCTAAGTCATTATAATCAAATAGTCCAAACTCATCACCAGTGACCGATGCAGTTTCTTGTTGCATCTCTTGTAGTATTTTTCTTAATTGTTCTTCACTTTCCGTCATAGATTCTGATTCCTACTAACATGAGAAAGGTTGCAAGAATCACTCTCGTACCAATCTTGATAGTTTCTGCATATCCTATGACTTGTAAATTCTCTACATATCCAACGATACCTAGAAACATTCCAAATCCAAATGCGATAAACAGAACACCAATGTATTCTAGTTTACACATTCTATCCATTATATTATATATTTTATCCATATACCATTACCTCCATGATACTATAAATTATTACTGCTATTATAACAGTCCATTCAAGAAATGTCAAGTGCCCATTCATGTCCAAGACACCCACATAATACCCATTAGTAAAAAGAATCCTACTATAGATATTCCGACATATATCACATATCCATATAGAATCAGTTTAAAAAAATCTTTCAATAGTTCTATCATACCTTATTTGCGTACTTACTACTCGGATGCACATCAAACTCTAAGGTGACATGCCATCCAAAGTGTTTATCAAATGTTAATATCAGATGTTCATAATCTGATGATTTCATTTCAGTTAACATCATTCGTGTTTCTTTCTCT